ACACTCAAGGACACCGAGGGTGTCGATCACGAGGCGAGAATTAACGATGTCATTATTCGTGATGAGGGCATGTGGTACCTCTTGGTGGGGTGGTAGTCATGGTGCAATTAATTACGGAGATTGATACACGTGCGCTTGATCGGGCGATAAAGATTGCCCCTCGAGTCCTTAAATTCGAGCTCGCTGACGGCATGGATCGTATCGGCAAGGGGTTTTTGAAGCGATTCAGACAGCAACAGCTTCAAGGGCCTCCGGGCGTGCGAGGGGCTTCAGGTCATGGGCTTTTTGGTACGTTCAAAAGAGTGTTTCTCGTGTCGCCGGACATTGAGGGCATGGGGATCGAGATTTTTTCGGAGTCGAAAATCGCCAAGCTCCACGAGACAGGCGGTACGGTAAAAGACCCGGGTGGCAAGCGGTTGGCAGTGCCTTTATCGGCACGCAGTGAGATGTTCACGCCGCAAGGAAAACTGAGAGCCAGATACAAGAAGCCGAAAGAGTTGAAAAACGTCCGAGCCATGCGTTGGAAGGGCGAGACGTTTCTCGCACGGGTGACAAAACGAGCGGCGAAAATATTGCCGCTTTACGTCTTAAAGCGTCAGGTGAGGATAAAACCACGGCTCGGTTTTTACCGGACGTGGGACGGTCTGGTGAATTACCGCATTGACATCTTGAATAAATCGATCGCAAACGCATTGAGGAAAATTTAATGGAAACGGTCAGGGAACGGATACTTCAAAACATTAAGACCACGATTGAGGCGGTTACGGTCGCTAATGGGTACAACTTTGATTTCACTTCACAGACAGTTCAGCGATGGTCAATGCATGGCAACCGCATGGTGGATATGCCAATGGCCGTCATTAGCCCGGGCGATGAGGATGAGTCGAGCTCACCCCATCCATTTGAGGAATGCGTTTTGACGGTGTATCTGGACGTGTTTTTTATAAATGACGAGAACGACGCCGTGCCGACCGACACGTACTTGAATAGATTGCAGGGCGATATAAAGAAGGCGGTTTTATTGGATACGACTCGTGGTGGAGACGCTATCGATACAGATGTTTTGGGAACGACTCCGTTTGAGACGACTGAGGCGCAACCGTACGCCGGGATCATTATGGAGTTAAGGATTCGCTACAGGCATTTACGGGCGGATCCCACGGCAAAGAATTAACAAGGAGGAATTGCGATGTCAATGCTTATAAGAAAACGCCAGCTTGCGGCGAAGATAGAAGCGGTCGAGGGGACAGCGGAAACCCTTTTGGCGGCTGACGCAGGCATTCTGGTGAATTTCTCGCCGAAAGCGAGTTACGATCCGCAGATGTATCAGCGGGATCCGGTGCGTGCCTCACTCACGAAAATGGGGAAGCTGGCCGGGAAGCGTTCCGCTGGAATTGATTTTAGTATCGAATTAAAAGGCTCGGGTTCAATCGCGGTTGAACCGGAGTGGATGCGTTTGATCAAGGCGTGCGGTTTTGCATCTAACGCTTTGAAGAAGATATCGATTGGGGCGATAGCATCGGGGCCTTACCAGCATGGTGAAGTCATAACAGGCCAGACTTCAGGTGCGATCGGTAGAGTGGTCATAAAGACTGCCAACGGTACCACTACGTTATATTTTGTCGCTTTAAGCGGAACGTTTGAGACAGGCGAGGTTATAACCGGCGGGATATCAAGTGCCACGGCTACGGCATCGACCGATCCAGTGAGTGCAGGTTTTGAGATTAAGCCGATCAGCAGTTCAGTGGTTTCGCTCACCATGGGGTTGTTCGAGGACGGGATACGGAAAGTTCTTAAAGGATGCCGGGGAACGGTGAAGTTCAATTTCAAGATTGGGGAGCCAGCGACCTTGGATTTCAGCTTCAAGGGTGTTGAGTCTGGTGTCGCTGATGCGCCGATGCTCACGGGTGTCAGTTTTGACGAAACCGTGCCGCCGGTTCTCTTGAACGCTGTTATGTCTTGCGATGGAGTGTCGCTTAATATCGGTGAGATGGAGGTTGATGTCGCCAACACGCTTGCCTCAAAAGACAAGATTGACGACGCAAAAGGGATTCTGTCTTTCATGATTACCGGCCGTGACATGCAGGGATCGTTTAATCCCGAGATGGTTCCGGTCGCCACGCATGACTTCTTCTCGAAGTGGTTCAGTAACACACCAATGGTTGTTGATCTCGCTTATGGGGAAGCGGACGGCAATAAGTTCAGGTTTTACGCCCCCGGGATTATTTACAACAAGGTCGATGACGGGGATCGTGATGGCATTCAATTGGCGCAGACGTCGTTTGATTTGACCGGTTCAATGGAGCCCGGAGACGACGAGTTGGCGATACTACTTTTATAAAAACAGGAGGTGTTTCATGCTTACAGGCATTGATATCAATTCGACACGAGAATTTGTTTCAAAGATGGATCCGGACAAAGACAATCCCACGATTTTCCATATTGGGCTATTGGATCCGGTCTTGCGGGCTGAGGTTGACGATGAGAGCAGTACATACGAGATGAGCTCCACTAACCCTAACGATAAGGCGAAGGTGCGTCTTAACTGGAATAAGCGGCAGATCACGGCGATAAAGTTCGGGCTCAAAGGCATGGACAATTTCCTTGATCCGCAGACCAATAAACCGCTTGAGCTTAAATTCGACACGATTCATTACGCAGGCAAGATGAGGAGCGTTTTGCCGGACAGGGTTATCGCAATGTTTCCCAACGAGCTCAGGCAAGAGCTTGCGGAGGCGATTTTGAACGAGTCGAAACTCACGGAGGGCGAACAAAAAAACTGATCGTGGCGGTTCATTTGGGCGATCTCACCGTGAACTGCCATGCTTGTTTAAGCGGGAGAAAGATTCAATGCGAGTATGAAGTGCCCGGACAGGAAGTCTGGGAACTATACGGCGAACGGTACCGGGGATGCCCTTTCAAAATCGTCACAAGACAGTCGGCGAATTTTTTAAGGGCATTTCAGTTTTATAAGCGGGGTTATTTGCCGAACGATGGGAGTTGGATAGAACAGTCGGCGAAGATGTTGGACGCATTCGAGATCATTGAGAAGGAGCTTCAAGCGATTGAGCTTGATCGGGAAAAAAGAAGGAATCGGTTTAAGCGATGACGAATAAAGAACTGTCGATCATATTGCGATTACGGGACGAAGCCACAAAACGGCTTGAGGGCGTGCGTGGCAGTCTGCAGAGATTCGCCAATTCATGGAAGCAGAATTGGCTGGCCATAACCGCCGCCATTACCGCCAGCATCATGGCGCTTCGTAAGGCATGGGATCTTATGGAGATGGGGGCGAAAGCCCAGCAGATAGAGGAGAGTTTCAGGCGAATGTCCGAGAGTGTCGGCATAAACGCCGGTGAGATGAAAAAGGCTTTGATGGAAGCGTCGCAGGAAACAGTCAATTTCTCAAACGTCGCTGATAAAGTGTCCGCTCTGATGGCTCAAGGGTTGAACATGGATCAGGTCACGGCCCTCATGCGGCAGGCTCGGGTTGAGGCACGGATTTTCGGAACAACTACGGAAGAAGCGTTTCAAAACATATCTAGCGCAGTTACCGGCGGTTTGGTCACAACGCTACGCCGGTCATACGGGCTTCAATTATCGCTTAAAGAAGCGGTTGAGGCTTACGCTCGTGCAACGGGAAAGACCACGGAGCAAGTGGAGAAGTACCACATGGCGCAGGCGATCGCCAACCATATTCTGGAAAGAAGCAAATCGCACCTTGAGGCGGTCAATCTCGAAATGATGACTAGTTACGAGAGAGTGCAAATGCTTAAATCCAAATGGAACGACTTTATGGAATCAGTCGGGCAGATGCTGTGGCAGGTGCTCGGTTTCCTGCAGGGATTCGCTAATCATTTAGTGGCTGGGGTGTTCACGATTCTTGAATACGGGGCTGGAGCGGTGAAGGCGTTTATTCAAGGGATTATCAACGCTCTTAATGGTCTTTTGAGTTTTGGGTCAGATTTCTTTCAGAAGCTGATGGTTCCTCTGATCAAGTTTTATGAGCTTTTGGGAAAACTTCCCGGGACTGTCGGTGAGACGTACCGGCAGGCGGCGGCTGAGGTTGAGCGGTTTTCGCAGTCGTTAGAGGATAACACTATCCAGTTTAACGTCGATGGTCTTACGCAAGGGCTCGAGGATGCGAGGCAGGCGTTTAATCTGGCCGCAGAGGAAAGCGCAAAAGAAGCGATCGCTCAGTACGACCTTGTGTTCGCCAAGGTTAAAGACACGGGAGATAAGACAGCCGAGATTTTGAAGAACGTCGCCAAGGAAGTCGGCAAGGGTGCGGAGGAAGCTGGCAAACAGTTTAATGTCATGGAGGAGTTCGCCAAGCAGTCCGCTCACAATATGCAGAACGCTTTCTCGGAGTTTTTCTTTAAGGCGTTTACTGGTGAGCTTCGCAGTATCAAAGAAGTGTTCGCCAATTTCGGCAGGGCGGTATTGCAGATGATCTCAAACATCTTAGCGAAGCTGTTGCTCATCAAGATTTTTACGGCGATGGCCGGTGCGGGCGGCACGATCTTCGGCGTTCCGGTAGCGAGCTTGTTTCATCAGGGCGGAGCGGTGCAGAGGAGGAACAGGGCGTTTATTCGTGCGCACAATGGGCTTGCCCCCGATGAGGTGCCGATCATAGCGCAGACAGGCGAGGGGATTCTTTCCCGCAGGGGCATGCAGGCGTTAGGCGGCTCGGATAATTTACGGGCGCTTAATAACGGCGACTCTATTCGGGGAGAGGGGATCACCATAAACGTCAATCAGGTTATTCAGGCTTGGGACGCTCAGGACGTGTGGCGTAACCGCAAAATGTTATCCAACGCCATCGCTGATGATATTTACAACAACGGGAAGATCCGTTCGGTGATCAGGAGTTACGCATGAGCGAATTTATGTCATTGCCAGATTTTGTTTTTGAGGAGTCGTTGGAATACAAGACTCTCATTTCGGAGTTTGAGAATGGAGCGGAGCAACGTAGACGCAAATGGGCTTCGCCATTGAGGAAGTGGAGATTGCGGTTTAACAACCGGGTAAAGCCCGACATGCAGTCGGTGCGGGATTTCTTTAAGAGCAAATACGGGGCGTTTATGGCGTTCACATGGACGAACCCGAACGACTCGGTCGAGTATTCGGTGAGGTTTGTTGAGGACAGTTTCAAATTCACGATGAAGGCGCATGAGGTATATGACTTTGAGTTTGATTTAATGGAGGTGAAGTAATGCCTCGAGACGTTGATTTGACATTTAAACAGGAGAAGGCGAAGCAGGAGAACGCTCCCATCTTCCTTTATACGCTTGAGGCGTATGACGGAGTGAATGATCTGCATTTAGTCGGGTTTGATCACGATGTCACTTACAACGGGGTGGTTTACTCGAAGTTTCCGATAACGCATGAGTTTATTGCGGAAAACAATCAAGGGCAGATTGATCAGGTGAAGATCAGGCTCGGCAACGTCTCACGGCTTATTCAACTTTATTTGGAGCAGTTTGATTTTAGGGGCAGGAAGGTTGTTATCCGAATGGTCTGGGCTGATCAATTGGCGGACCCGGACGCTCACATGGATGACGTCTTTTATATCGATAACTACTCAGCGGATCAGAAAAACGTTGAGTTTACCTTAACCGGGAAGTTTGACGTCTTAGGCGTTGATTTGCCCGCACGCAGGTACGCACGGAATTATTGTTCGTGGAAGTTTAAGTCCACGGAGTGCGGGTATGTGGGAGGAGAGCTAACGTGCAACAAAACGAAACAGCGATGCAAGCAGTTGGAGAACTACCATCGGTTCGGGGCGTTTCCGTCAGTGCCATCACGACGGATTTACGTGATGTAGAGAAACGCATGGTTGAGAAGTATCTCGGCGTTCCCTATCGGCACAGAGGGCGGACAATGGACGGCCTTGATTGCTGGGGATTTCTCAAGCTGGCGTACGCCGACCTTGGGGTTCGACTCTTTGATATTGAGGACTTGGAATACGGGAAGGTGTGGGGATTGCGGGGCAAAGATTATTTTAAGCAGAATTACGCCCATGATTGGGAGAAGGTCATGGATCCCAGAACGCTTGACGGCGTTTTATTCGTTAATTCAAAAGGCATCGCCAATCACGCCGGAGTGGTTTTAAAGAACAGACGGTTTATTCATTGTTGCCGTCAGGGTGTTGTGGTGTCACGTCTTGAGGATGTTATGTGGGTTTCAAAAATAGAGGGATTTTACAGGTTAAGAGCATGGTCATAATTCGTAACATAGCCAATCCGTTTAAGACTGAGGAAGCCGAAGTCCGGCAGTTCAAGTATTCCCGCCGCAGGAGCGTGCGAGATTATCTCGATGAGTCGGGTTTTGATTATCAGGACAAACGGGTGATCGTCACAGGGAAACGCATTGATGATCTGTCGGTGCGGCTTGATAACGGTGACGAGATCACGGTCATTCCGGAAGTAAAGGCTCCGGTTGTCGCCGTTGTGTCATGGATTATTTCAGCTGTCTGGGCGGCGGCCGTGGCTCATCCGTTCTTGTTCACGTTCTTTGTTTTATCAATGGGTTACTCCATTTATCAGTACATGAACCAGCCCAAGATGCCGGATTTTAATTTGGGATCAGGGACGGGCATGGACGAGGGGTCGCCCACATACGGTTGGGACGGGGTTCAGACGGTTCAGGAAGTCGGTGTACCGGTAGCTGTGGTTTACGGGAAGCATCGTGTCGGCGGCAATATCATCAATCAGTTTTTATGGGAGGACGGGGATAAGCACTACCTTAATGTTTTACTCGCTCTTTGCGAGGGTGAGATTGAGTCGGTAGAGGATATCGAGTTAAACAATAACCCCATAGCGAATTTTGACGGGGTTTCAGTCGAGAAGCGGTTTGGGACTAATTATCAGAGCATGATTCCCAATTTCGAGGATCTGCACAATGTTTACCCGGTCAACGCTAATCTCACTCAAAACAATCCATATATTTACACCACGATTGATTCGGATGTCGAGGCGTTTGAGATTCACCTTCGTCTTAATAACGGGTTGTATCAGCAGAATTCGGGTTCGGGAGACATTCAGAGTTGGAGTGTGACTTACCGGGTTGAGTATAAGCTCCACTCGGAGAGCGTTTATATCGATTTGGGAGAAACCACTATCTCAGGGCAATCACGCACAAGCGTCAGGCGTGTGTTTCGTAAGACGGGGCTCACTCCCGGACAATACGATATTCGGATCACCCGCACAAGCGAGGATAGCTCGCTTCAGCCATTGAAGCAAGGCGACCTCACGTTGTTTCAAATAGATGAGATTAAGACGGACGATTTGAGTTATCCAAACACAGCGCTGATGGGGCTTCAGCTTTTGGCGACAGACCAGCTGAGCGGTTCAACGCCGAATATAACAGCTATTGTTGAGGGCAAGAAGGTTTCGATTCCTGATGTACGCAACGCAGGCGTGCCGGTGGATTGGGAGGATTACTATTGGGACGGAAGTGATTATCGACTTTTTTCTGATGACACGATTCTTTCATGGGACGGGTCAACATATGTTTTACGGTATTCAGCGAATCCTGTTTGGTGTTTGCGTGATCTGGTGACGCATAAAAGGTACGGGCTTGGCGAGTTCATCGTGACGGACAATCTCGATAACGCATCGCTTCTTGAAATGGCTCAATACTGCGAGGAGCGGGTGCCGGACGGCAAGGGCGGATTTGAGAAGCGGTTCAGAATGGATGTGGTCATAGATAGCAATCACAAAGCGCTGGATATCTTGATTCAGCTTTGCGCCACTTTCAATGCCATGCCGGTGTATAGCGCAGGCGGTTTGACCTTTAAGATCGATAAGCCCACGCTTCCCACTCAGTTATTTGGCATGGGGAATATCGTCAAAGATTCTTTCGCTCAAAGCTGGAAAACGATGAAGGAAGTACCGAACGTTATCGAGGTTCAGTTCACGGATAAGGAGAAGAACTATCAGCAGGAAACAATCGCTTACATCGATGAGGAATCCTTGGCCGCAGGCGAGCCAATGCGAAAGAGCCAGATTCGGTTATTTACGACAGGGGCGAGTTACGCCATTCGTGCGGCACGATACGCTTTAAAGGTCGCCCGGTATATTAACCGTTCAGTCGCTTTTAAAGCGGGTATAGACGCTGTCGCTTGTCAGGCAGGTGACATTATTTCTATCTCGCATGACGTTCCTCAGTGGGGTTTCTCAGGCAGGGCGCAAGAGGGCAGTTCAGCGACAGTTATTAAATTAGACCGGTCGATGGTTATTGAGGACGGTAAGTCCTACAAGATACAGATTCGCTTTAACGACGACACGATTGAGGAGCGGCTTATCACATCGCCGACGGGGACACATAGCGAGATCGAATGCGAGGCGTTTTCCGATGACCCGCAGGCGTTTGATGTTTACGCCATCGGGGAAATAAACAAGATAAAGAAAGATTTCAGGGTAGTTTCCGTTCAGCGTGAAGGCAAGCATGAGGTTCAGATATCTGCGCTTGAGTATAACGAGGCGGTCTATGACGATTCAGACATCATTTTGCCGCAGAATAATTATTCGTCCTTATCAAGCGAGATTCCGACAGTCAACGCACTTAGTCTTACGGAGTCGCTTGTTAAGAAGACAGACGGAACGATCGAGAACGCAATAGACGTTTGGTTTGAACGCCCGGCGTATGTGGATCATTACGTGAAATCATACGCAAAGGCGAAGATTTATTTGAGCGACGACGGTGGTTTGAGCTGGCGTGCGAGAGGAGAAACAACCGGAACACAGTTTCGCATTATCGGCGATATCGTAGATGGACATATGTATAAGGTCAGGGTCACTTCTCTTGACTCGATGAATGAGGAGAGTTCTCTGGCGACGGCACCGGAGAGCGAGATCACGGTTGTTGGCAAGTCAGCGCCGCCTTCCGATGTTCCATCATTCTTGGTTAACCGCAACAGGGACATGTTGTATTTCGGTTGGACGCCAATTCCTGATGTTGATGTTTGGGGCTATGAGATCAGGCGTGGGCTTGATTGGGAAAGCGCAGAATTTATCACGCTTCAGCAGGGAACGCATTATCTCACCAAGGATGTCAAGCGAGGCATCGGCCAGCGGTATTGGATTAAGGCGATCGACACATCCGGCAATTATTCTGTGAACGCAAAAGAGGCTGTTGTCACGATCACCGAGATTCCGTTCAGGAACATTATCGCTGAATATCAGGAGCAACCTTTGTGGGAAGGGTCAAAGGTCAATATTGAGAAAGTTGACGAATCAATAGTGATTTCAGATGGAGTTATGTCTGGGGCTTATACCACGCCGGTTCGGGATTTCGGCTATGTGGCGAGTGTTTATATCGGGATTGATGTGATCGTTTCGACATCTTTGGGCAGGAGGTTTAATAGCGACGGGGTAACGAAGTTTAACGACAGCCCATCGTATCGGTTCACTGGTCAGGAAACTTTACGAGCGGCCAGTTTTCGTATCCGCACCTCAGAGGATAACGTGACGTGGAAGGATTGGGAGGATTACCAGCCCGGGGATTATTACTGTCGGTACTTTCAGATAGAGCTCACGCTTTATAGGGAGAACATCGGGGACGCCATCACATGTTCGACCTTTCAGTATTTCGGCGATCTTCCGGACGTTGATGATTATGGCAACGACACGGTTGTCTCAGCGGTTGACGGGAAACAAGTGTTTTTTGGAAAGACATATCACGAGGAGCCGAGCGTGCATATTGAGATAAGGAACGGGAGCGGTATCTATTCGCAGTTCATTGAGAAGGATATCACGAGTTTTAAAGTGAAATTATACGACGCTCAAGGCGTGGCGCAGACAGGCATGTTTGATTGGCACAGCCACGGGATTTAGGAGGTTAACAAAATGGCGAAGAAGCTGATTCCTTACAAGGTGGTTATTGAGTTTGAGAAAGGCGAATTCTTGAACGGTGTCATTTTATATCGGGTCAATGATGGTGGCGTGATCGGCCGTATTAAAAGCATCGGGATTACGGACGCAAGTTTTAATAAATCGACTTTGAACGGTTTGTTGCAGAAATTCGCCAAACACGCAAACCAGTCGGAAGGAGTTGAAGATGGACAAGTTGATTTGCAGTAAATGTAAAAAGGAGATACCTGACGACATGGCGTATGTGTCAGTCAGAGGGGACATTATTTTAAGAATGCCCAAGCGAAAGCCCATTGTGTTCACTTGCCCTGAGCAGGCTGAAAATTACGCACGGCAGATGACGTTACACGATGTTTGTTGGGTTCAGATGTTACGTGAGAACGGGGTCGAGCTTAACGATATGAATGACGTAGCTGAGGCGTATAGAAAGAGGGAGGTTGGCGATGGCTTGGGACAAGACTAAACCCGAAAACGACATGCTATTGATTAACTTCCCGCCAGCGTGCAGAGCTAACTGGGAGGCGTTGGAGTTATTGACTGACCCAGCGTTGCAGATCACTAACGATAAGGTGGCGCCCGGAGCGGGGATCGTGGACACGAAACTGGCGCAGATAACCTCGGCCAATAAAGTTCATGGATCGGCAATCACGGGGTTAGGCAGTATCCCTTCGGCGGCAGGCGTTCTGCCGACAGAGAATTCGCCCAATAAATTGAAGGCTGATGTGAGCGATACGACGCCAGAGTATTTGGACGGTCTTATTGATACTGCGATGTTTCAGGTCTCGGCGAGTGATCAGTTGCAGTTGAAGGATGGCGGGGTGTCGACAGCGAAACTTGAGAACGGTGCGGCATCGCCGGGGAATAACAAGTATTACGGAACGAACGCATCAGGCACAAAGGGGTTTTTTGATAAGACGGCGGTTTACGCCTCATAGGGAGAAGTATGGCGCATAAGTTACCACCAAAACAATGCTCATCGAACACACCGGCTTGGACGGACCCGGTTCTTACGGATCTGTCCACGAAGGTTCGCAAGGTTCATATTGATGAGCTTAGGTCGTTTCTAAACGCTGAGTTTGTGCGGCGTGGACTCACGCAGGCGTCTTTCACTGACCCGACAATCACCGCTCTGGTCACGGAGATCAGAAAGGTTCATGTGGACGAATTGAGGTCGGAGCTTGCGGCCTGTAAATCAGGCAGAGGGGAGTCTGGGTATTGCCCGCAGGACAGTTCGGGTTGTATGGATTTCACGGATCCCACGATAACGGCGCTTTCCACAGAGGTCAGGGGGACTCATTTCCGACAGATGATGCAAAAGGTTCAGGCGTTGACGACCGGATGTATTTGTGAAACCGAGCAGTGTCAGTATTGCGCTGATTGTGGATATCACTACACGACGTGCTCGCATGCGGGCGTGGCGTGTGACGACCATAAATATTCGGAATGCCACCACTCAATAAACCACTACTGGAATTGCGCCAGTATTAATTTGCCGTCAGCGGCTGAGCATCCGTATAAATCAGCTAACCCGCCGGTGGCGTGGGACGGCTATGTGCCGTGGGATTGGTGTGTGTATACGCCGCCGGGATCAAACTGGGGATCGTGTGAGTATTCAGGCGGACATGATCATACGGCGTGGAATTGTAAGTGCAACCCTTATACGTGGTGAGGACTATGCTTCAAGATCAGGAAAAAGCGGACAAAGCGTCATTTAAAGCGGCTCTATTGGAGAACGAGAACACCGTTAGAGAGCTTATTTATTTTTGCAGGAATAATCTGAACGATTTAACCGTTCAGTGCTTCACGCATAAACGGTTCATGAGCGTTCAGGCGTTTATCGACGACTTGCGTTTGGCTTATCAGGAACTTGGGGTTGAGGGAGAGAAAGGAAACGTGTCCGATTTCGTTTTATTCGTGGCTGGGGAACACAGGGACAACATTTACGCCTCGCACGTGTGCGCCATTACCGATGAGCACCGGCAGGTGTTTGCGGTAAGGCTCGGAATGGACATCGAGGAAATCGAGACGAATCTTAGCAAATTGATATGGAGGATTGATGGCGGTATTTGAGCTTGAGAAAAGCAAGGCGATAGGCGATTTGCCGTCACAGTGCCGTGAGGTTATCAAGCGGTACAAGGGTGATGGCATGTTTGATATTGCCTCGATCACAAACGGGAAGCAGGAATACACCACGGTTTATTTCCTGATGACGCAGGACTGCAATCTGCGGTGCGCTTATTGTTATCAGCCCAAGGAGTTCAGGCAAAAGAACACGGCGATCACTAAAGAGATAATCGACGCAACTATCGATTGGGCTTGCCGGACGTTTGATGAGCGCAAGATTAAGTTCAGCATTTTTGGCGGCGAGCCGTTCTTGAATTTCCCAATGCTCAAATATCTTTGCGATACCTATTGTGTGTATCGCTATGTTGTCACCACGAATGGTCTTGTGCTTTTGGAGAATCCAATCGTCAGGGAATGGGTACTTCGCCATAAGTATCATCTGAATTTAAGCGTCAGCATATCGGCGTTACGCAGTGTTTTGGGTGAGGGTTACTTGGATAAAGCGCAGGCGGTGCTTGATTTGGTCAAAGCCAACGGTGGCGATGTGCATTATGTGGTTGATGACCCGGATCGTCCCGGGGTTTATGAGGAGATCGTGCGTTTGTATGAATACGGCGTGCCGGTGGTGCGGGTATCTTCAGCCCGGCATTGGGATATGGTTAGAAATAAGAACGAGAGGTTTAAAGAGTTGTTTCGCAGGATCGCTGATTATGTCTATTTCACCGGCCAGCCGAAGTTTGGCAGGAGTCAGTGGGACATAGCTTTAAAAAATAACATTTATCGCAAGATGAAGGGTCTTGCGCTCAAGGACGTGCCGCCGACCTTTTGCGGATGCGGATATTTGTATCTGGCTGTAAATAACAAAGGCGAGATTTATCCGTGTGATTTCTTCGCCAATTATCCGGAGTTCAAGATCGGGGACGTTTGGGGCGGGTTTAACGATACGGCGTTCTTTTTTAAGAAGATGGGGGATTGGATTAGCGATCTTTATGAGCATTGCCGGGACTGCGAGGTTTGTTTTGACGGGGACATCCGGTGTTGCCCGAGAGCGATGTGCTTGGCTGAAAATTACACCGTAACCGGCAATCCGTTAAAGCCAGCGCCGAATCACTGCTGGGCGAATCGTATTGAGACGGCTACGTATGAGTACATAGCGAAAAAAGCGATTGAAACCGGCATGGACGTTTTTTATCACAAGGGGCGGGCATGAGGATACCAGTTTATAAATCAGTCTATTTGTATCTGACTCACGCTTGCAACGCTAATTGCTCGTTTTGCTATCGCCGGGGGCTCTTTGAACGCAACAAGGTATCAACGCTCGGACCCGTGAAGATGTCAAAAAAGACGGCGGATGACATTCTCGACTTTTGTTTCGCAAGGCTCAAGCTGGATCCCAAGTTCACGATTTACTTTTGGGGAGGGGAGCCAACGGTGAATTTTGAGGTTATTCAGCATGTGATGGAAAAGTATCCGCAGATGCTCTTTCACATGAACACGAATGGGGCTTTGATTGATGAGCGGATGTATGAGTTCTTCTCACGGAATCGCAATATTGGGATCACGTGGTCATTTGGCAATTGCTACGAGAAATACGGCGGGCCTCAGGGTAAGGCTCAGGCGGAGTCGTGGATGCTCAAGCTGGTCAGGGAGAATCCGAATCACAACGTGAATTTTATGGTGGTGGAATACGGGAAGCTCAAAGAGGACTTTGATTTCATCGCTCAAAACATTTCACGCAATATCACGATTGATTTAGCGACTCGGCACGATCACAGCAAAGATGATTTGGAGAGGTTCGCAGGGCAGTATTTCGAGTTGCTCATTGAGCATGAGCGTGACGCTGAGATGTTTCAGACGCTGAATCCGGCGCTTCACAGCAACGCTTATGTGCGGGAGTTTGGGTTAAAGGCGCAGGTTCGTGATTTTCACTTCTGCAGGACGGGTCTGGAGCGTCTTTTCATAGATACCGAGGGCGGTATTTGGCAGTGCGACAACATGTATATCTGCAGGCATAACCGGTTGG